GCTGAAGTATTTGCATACAATGCTGCATATCCTATTGCTACATTCGAAGCACCTGTAGTATTTGTGTCCATAGCTTCAGCACCAATGGCTGTATTAAGACTAGCTGTAGTATTTGCTGTTAATGCTAATCTACCTAACGCTACATTTGAAGAACCTGTAGTGTTATTTCCTAAAGCTGACTGACCAACGGCAGTATTATTAGCTGCTGTAGTGTTATCCTCTAAACAACTTGTACCAACTGCTACATTAGCAGTACCTGTAGTGTTTGTTTTCATAGCATTAGAACCAACTGCTACATTATCGGCTGCGGTTGTATTTGCTAATAAAGAATTACTACCAACTGCTACATTATCCGCACCTGTAGTATTTGCGGTTAAAGCTGTTTGTCCAACTGAGACGTTAGATGCACCTGTTGTATTTGCATATAAAGCATTTCTACCAACAGCAACATTGTTACCGCCTGTTGTAGTAAGTCCTAAAGCAAAACTACCTACAGCGATATTATTGCTACCAGTAGTTAAAGTTTCTAAAGCATTGGAGCCTAAAATGTTATTAAAAGTACCTGTTGTTATTGCTGCTCCTGCGGAACTACCAACTGCTGTATTTCTATCACCTGTAGTGTTTGCTTCTAAAGCTGATTTTCCAACTGCTGTATTATTTCCAGCTGTCGTGTTTCCTGAAAGAGCATCGGTACCTAAAGCAGTATTACTACCACCAGTTGTATTAGCATCTAATGCACCTTTACCCATAGCAACATTTGAACCACCTGTAGTATTTGTTTTTAGTGCAAAAGTACCAACTGCTGTGTTTGGTGTACCTGTAGTATTTGCTGCTAAAGCATCTGCTCCAACAGCTGTGTTATTTGAAGCTGTGGTATTGGCACTTAATGAACTTTTACCCAAAGCTGTATTTGCTTCTCCTGTAGTATTTGCATCTAAAGATAAAGTACCAACTGCTACGTTTGCAGAACCTGTAGTGTTTACTAGTAAAGAATCTTTACCGACTGCTGTATTATTACTAGCAGTAGTGTTAGAGGCTAATGCTTCTCTTCCAACGGCTGTATTAGAAGCTCCAGTAGTGTTAGCTTCCATTGAGTTTTTACCCACTGCTGTGTTAAAACTAGCTGTAGTATTAGTTTTTAATGATTGCATACCAAGTGCTACATTATCCGCACCTGTAGTGTTTGCTAATAAAGAATTACTACCAATCGATGTATTATTTGCTCCTGTGGTATTAGCACCTAAAGCACTAGAACCCATAGCAGTATTATGATTTGCTGTTGTATTTGCTCCAAGTGCATCTAAACCAAAAGCATTACAAGCTGAACCTGTTGTATTAACAGCCATTGCTCCACTTCCTAGTGCATTGTTATTAGACGCTGTGGTATTAGCAACTAGTGCATTTCTACCTATTGCAACATTAGAAGCACCTGACGTATTCACTAACATGGCATTTAATCCAACAGCTGTATTATTTGAACCTGTTGTTAATGTAGTAAGTGCTTTACGACCTACTCCTGTATTACCATCACCAGTTGTTAGGTCATCAAAAACTTCAAAACCTAAACCTGTATTATTAGAAGCAGCATTTAAAGTACCTGTACCTGCATCATTACTAATTAAAATACCTTCACTAAAGTTAGTGATATTAGAAGATATACCTACGCCATTAATAGTTCCACCAGTTACGGCACCTGTTACTGCTGCGTCTCCACCTATAGCAACATCATCTGTTACTGTTAGATCATCTTGTACTTTTAAATCTACTACGCTAAGACTAGCAAAAGCGTCAACTACTGCTGCACCACTTCCTGCTCCGTCTAAATAAACTGCTTTTGTATCTCCTGGAGGAATAGTGATGTTAGCTCCACTGCCTTGGGAAATAATTATGTTTTGAGAACCACTTGTACCATTTTCAATAAAGTGCATTCTGCTAAGAGTGTTAGGAGCAATCGTAATTGTACAGGCTGAATCTAGTGTTCCTGTGTATTCAAGATACATGGCCCTTCCAGGGTCACTAGCTCCGTCTGCTACTGTAGTAGTGTGAGTATCAGCATTAGTTGTAATGGCTTCTGTGCCATAACTTAAAGCTTCGCCAATTAATTCTAAATTTGTGTTTGTTGTCGTACCCCAAGTTCCTGCGCCGTCACCTGTTGCCAGTTCATTTAGTCTTAGGTCATTTACGTATGTTGATGCCATTTCTATTCCTCTTGAAAATTATATATTATTTATGCAGCAACTTCATTCCAGTTAGGAGATTGTGTATCTGTTACTGTAGTATAGGACGGACTTTGATTTTCATCAACTAATCCCCAAACATTAACATCTGTGGTTCCAGCTGTCATTGCCTCTAAAGTATCTAAAGTTATAACGGCTGCTGCGTTAGGAACGATAGAACCAACAGCTGATGGCATGTTAAAACCAACTACTGATATATTATTGTTTGTTATTAAAGATATGCTACCTATTGCAGAAGTAGCTGCTACTCCTGTTGGGACTACGTTAGCTTCACCATCAACAAGAACTGATAATGAACCTAATGTTCCTGCTAAACCTGGTACTGATGCTATTGCTTGAGCGTTTACGCCTGCAACTGGAGCGCCAACAGTAAGCGCAGATGGAGCTGTAACATTAACGGGCAGATCGCCTTCACCAAAGCCTAATTGACCCCAGGTGCCACGACCCCAACCGTTTAGTTGTTGAGCCATTTTACGCTATTCTTATAATCGCTGTCGCAGCTGCCTTTGCTGGAAATACTACTGTAAAATCACCTGCGGTAGAAGTTTTATCTCCACCAAAATCTATAGTTGCTACTGATTTATCGCCATTTGTGTCGTTATAGATCATACAGCCTCTTGCTGTAATTGTAGCTGTACTAAAGGTTAGGTCATTAAAGTCAGTTACAGCGGTAGTACCTGTAGCAGAAGGTGTTACGTTAGTTAACGCAGAACCACCTGAACTATAGTTAGTGCCACTTGCTTGACCAGTTGTAGTAAAAGCAGTTGTAGTAGCTCCCAAAGTTGCTGAACTTGTATACAAGGCTAACTTAAAACTGTTACCACTACTGTTAGTGAAGTTATGAGTGCCTGTCAACAATTCTGTTTTGAAGCTTGTTGTCAATGTTGATGTTATTGCCATATTAAATACCTTTAATTATTTTTGCCAAATCCTCACTACCCCCTTTAGATAAATCTTGAATTAAGGTAGCTTTATAAGATTTTAAAGCATTTTTGATATATATCAAACATACTTTATATATTAGGTCTCTATAAGCTCTGGCTTGGGCTTTAATATGCTCTTCATTATCATCTGAAATACCTACTATTTTGTCCGTAAGTTGCTCTGCCCAAAACTCAGGAGGATGGCCTCCAAACTGAGTTGTAGCTATTTCAACCATTCCTAATTGTGGCAATCCATCTGGTGTTATTTTTATTACCATTTTTTAGGTTCCACAGGTTTATCTTTCTTTATATGAGTGTCATATCTGTCCATTAAAGTTGGTTCTTTAGGTTTTTCTGGCTCTTGATACTTCATAGCTTCACTACGTTTCATACTTTGTAGTTTGCCTTCTTCATCTGACATAACCAGTAAAGGGTCATCTAAACGATGATATCCGTATAATTTATCTTCTGCTGGAACTGCTGCATCGAGTAGGTAACTAGAAGAGGCAACCTCAACTTTCATACCTTCACTCATACATTTGCTTAACCAAAACTCAACACAAGCTCTACCAGCTTCTGCAAAGTATAAGTTTCCTTTATAACCAAAATCTACGCCAAATAACTGTATATGAGCAACTTTATTGTATAAAGCAAATGCTATTACATAGGCAACAGTATTATTAAAGTAATGGCATCCCCATTCTTCTAATACTTCATCTATTGGATATTCAACCAGACCTGGACATCTATCATCTAGTTCACATGTGTATATTGGACCTTGATGTTCTTTTAATACTTTTGCCATACTATTAGTTTGGCCTCCAGCATCATCTGTGTCTAAGAATCTAGACGCTGGGTCCATCATAAATACTCTATCGTGAAATATAACGTCAGAAACTGCGTTAATTGCCCATACTTCATCAAATTCTGCACCATGGGACTTTGCCATGCAGTAATCAAACCAACTCCTACCCATGCCCACAATGGCTATATTCTTCCCCTCAAGCTCCTTGATTGGGTTCATCTACTTCTCCTTTTTTTTAAGTTAACTAACTTGCGATCGAAGGGAATCATAACGATATTCGTCTCGTCTTCCTCTTGCTTCGGCTCGTTCTTTTATTCTTGCTATTTCTTGCGAGAATCTATTTTCGTAATTTGCTAATATATCTGGCTCACCTTTCATAAAGGTATGGCCTTCTATTAAAGACGCGTATAGCAGCGCATCTCTAGCATTAACAGATAACCACGTCCCTGCGGTATCTGATACTAAACTGTTTGGTCTATATAAGTAATGTAACTCTACTGTATAGTTAGCGTCTGGTATTGGAGCTAGTGCTATTGTTGAACCAGAGCTAGTTGATGTTGAATAAGCTTTATCGTAATCTGCATAATACTTTGGCAATCCTCTTTGTGATGTATCACTTAAGTCTGGAGCATATTCTTGCATAAAACTTGGATGTTTCTTTAATAAGAAACTAAAATCATTAGTAGTTGAATCTATAACTGCCAATGAAAAGGTAAGTAAAAAATCTGAAGGAGCAGTTAAGAATCTATTTCCTGCTGTCAAAGTTCCTTGAACATTCTTACGAAATACATCTTCTTGAACTAAATTAAATATTCTATCTTCAGCATTTTTGACAAAATCTGGAATAGTAGAATTAAAAGTAGCCTCATCATTATTGAGGTAGTTTTGAATTAATGTTGTTATTTCTGAATAAGTCATAATTAATTAATTGTAACCTCTCCAACGGATGATGTCATCGTAAATCCTTCTATAGAACTTCCTAATATTTTGTCATTATTTGACAATACATAACCAAATCCTACTTCAAGATCATTACTTGGTCTTGGTTCATATAAAGATTGTGGGTCTGATACTACAGGTTTTGGTTCTAGTTGAGGGTGTTTAGTTTCAAAACATTGTGAACAGGTTTTTAAATTATTCCATTCTTTTTTAAGTTCTAATAACTTGTATTGAAAACCACATCTATCACATAAAGCTAGAGCAAATTTTCCAGAAGCGTAAGCCATTATCCTGTGTAGGGTCTAATTCTAAATGAAGCCCTATCCTCATCTGTAGAAGAAGCTCTGTCGAATTCTTCTTCGTACATTTGTTTTAACATTTGTGTTTTTTCTGGGGCTTTTTTTACTGATATGTAATAAGCCAAACCAGCTGCAAAACAAGGATAGAACCTAAAAGGCATATCCATAGTGTTAAGAGCAGTGTCTGCATCGTCCATTCTTACTATCTTATTAAAAACTAATACGTCTGTAGAATTTTCTGGAGCAGGCCATATTTTTAATATAGCTGAGTTTTGCTTGTCAAGAAAAAATTGAGATGGTCTTCCTGTAGTTGATTTGGTAGGAATATTTAGATACTCACTACGACTTAATCTTCCCATAGACAAATCTGTTGTTGTAGAGCCTTCTACTCTTCTTAAACTGCAATCAAGAACATCTACAACATTAGAGTTTAAAGTGTAATTTAACGTGTTTTCAATAACTGTAAGAGTTTCCTCTTGAATCGTCCATTGATTTAAACCTCTGTTAGCCCATTCAGCCAACATAAGATTAATAGATCGTTTTGCAGTTACTAGATCATAACCAGTACGAAGTTCTAGACCACATCTTTCAAAAGCTTCTTCAATAAAATCAGCTACATTAGGTTCAAAATTTGTGCTATTTGATGTTGTCATTATTTCTTCTTAATTTTTTTTAAAGACTTTTCTATTTGTTTAGCTTGTTTTGCGTGCAACTTAGAAGCGCCTTTTAGTTCTTTAATTAGTTTTCTTTTTGCTGTTATGCTTAATTCTGTCATATTAATCTTCCTCTTGAGCGTATAAATTGTTAAATGTTACATTAGGGTCCATATAGCTCTCATGTTGTTCTGCTGAGTGTGTCCATTGCGAAGGCATAAAGTCTGGCGCTCCTTCACCTACACGCCATAAAGCAGGATTTGTTGCCCTTACTCTATTATTGGGTAAGGCTACAAAGTTACCAGTATACTCGCCAGCGTCTGTTAAATATAACACATGTGATTGCTTATGTTGAGCAGGGTCATCTGCTATTGAGTTATCAGTATAATCTACAGTAAATAAATATTTACCTGTGTGGAATTCACCACCTATCTTACACATCCAAGGAGACGAGCTAACTCTATCCAAAACTACAACAGAATGCTCGTGACTTAAACAGTCCCAAGGTTGGGCTAAATGATCTTCCATAGGGTCTGGCCATTCTTCTAGAGGTATATCTGCTACTAAAGCTTGAATAGGCATTCTAGCCCACATAGCACCGCCATGAACGTTTTGCGCGTCTTCTTCATCGTCTATCTCACACCCAGTAAAAACTACCTGGAATGATAAAGACCTATCTGGCAATGTGTTTACAGCTATAACAAGAGCATGTAAATACTCTCCATGATACTTGCTATGATTTGCTGTAAATTCTTTTCTTACCCAGCATTTAAACTGAGGTATATTAGAAATTAAATATGACATAAAGGATGTAAATTAAACTTTACCGCCTTTGGCCATGTATTTAGTACCCTTCATAGCTCCACCTTTGGCCATGTATTTAGTACCTTTGGCTGCTCCGCCCTTAGACATATACTTAGTGCCTTTAGCTGCACCGCCTTTGGACATATATTTAGTTCCTTTTGATGCAGGTCCGCCCATTGCGTATCCTTTAGTTCTTTTAAACATTTTATTCTCCTAACTCATTGTAGTTATTTTTCTACGGTTGTTCATAACTTTACCACAGCCTTTAGCTATAAAACCACCGTTTTTCTTTTTGACTCTATTTTGTGCACCCATTGATCTTTCTATAGCGGCACCTCTTTTTTTCTCGTAGGACGATAATTTACCATCTTTATTAAGATCTGCTTTATTTTTATTCATAGGCCCTCCTAGACTCATTGAAACTTTTGCTTTTTTTGTATTAGCGACCACAGTTTGACCTCTGCTACCTGCTTCTTTTTTCTTAATTGCTGTTGCTTTACGTTCTGATTGCGACAGACTGTTTGCTTTAGATGCTGGCAAACAACGATCAGGATTTTTTTTGTCCTTACTTGTACCGCAATCACCTTTGATAGATCCATCTGACCCTATACGTTTCCAATTTTGACCTTTCCAATCAGCAAGTTGTCCCATTATCTTTGTCTCGCCTTCATAACAATACCTTGACCTCTTATAACTGGGCCACCATTAGCTTTTTTTGTTCTTTTAGATTTCTTAGCATAGTTAGGATCTTTGCAATACTTAGATGCGGCCATGTTGGCATAGGCTGAAGGATATGTATCAAAAGTTCTTTTAGCCCAAGCTTTACCAGAAGGACAAATTTTTCCGCCACTTTTTGATTTAGTCATTTAACAATCCCAATCTCTTCTAGCCCAATAATTAGCACTACATTTGTCTGTAGTACCACCTATACCGCCACTTCTAGCACAATATGATTTCTTTCTAGATTTAGTGTTTTTGTGCATACCTAAATTAGCATCACCAAAAGCTATTCTTTTAACTTTACCGCCATCACTACTACAACCTTTAACAAAAACTTCTTTGCGTTTCTTGCCATATCCAGGGTTACCTTTTGAGATAGCCCTAGGTCTGTTAAGCGTTACTGTCTTGCCTTTGTATTCTGCCATCTTTATGCATGAAAAGCAGTCAATGATGAAAATGTAGCAGTTGTATAATTAATATATATACCGTTACTAAAAAGCAATCCATTATCCGGAATAGTAATATCTCTAGTTACTGTAGCAGATGCTACAGATCCTAGTTTAAAAGAACTTGTACCGTTTGGAGAGGTGTTTACAAAATCTACATTTCCTGCCGTTCCAGAGCAAACTAAATTTACTCCTTGTAATCTGGATCTACCTGCAAAAATAACGTCTGCAACTGCTGTGTTAATACCAGCAGAAACATCACCTGCTGGATTACCAACAGCT